CTCTAAGTATTTCCTTACAAAGGTGTTCATATCGATTTCAGCGGTCACTACCTGAGCAACATCAGGGGAAGCCGTTGCTAGCTGGCCCAATGTGGCAATGGCTCTCTCGGAATTATTGATTTGATCGACCTTTTTAAGCGCATCTTCGAAAGTAGACAGGCTCAAACTGATGGCAGACATTGGAGGGATGGATTGCCCGCTCGCAATCCACGCCTGAAAATCTGAACAGATGGCCGCAGCTTGCGCCAAAAATGGCTTGGTTTGTACAAGTTGCATGATTGCATCGGGGGCGACTGGCTGACCCATTGCTAGCGTTTGCTTTGCTATCGCCGCAATTTCACCCATTTCTCGAAGCATTTCAGCCCGAATCATTTCATAGACGCTAATGGTGAGTGGTCTAATAGCACTATTATTAATAGTCTGACCGTGATCTCTTAATCCAGTATCCGCTCCATCAGCTTCTAATCTTTTTGCGGTAGCTGATACGCGCCTATCATCCGTATCTGACGTACCGGATAAGAAATTGGGTATACCTACTGAACTCTCGTATTGGTACATCAAGCGGCTAATCATCTCTTCGGCTTGAGGTACGGCACGTTGACTAGCATCCATAGGCTTTAAGTGATAAGGCTGACCGGAGGTCGTTGGTATTAATTCTCCTGGAGCAAACGATGAACGGTTATTATTCCAGTACTTATCTTTCGGATCGTATGTACGAGGGGGTTTAACGGTGTCCTTGATATTATCGATGCCCAAGTTATTAACGGTAATAGCCGCCATCTCAATGTCGATAGCCTTATTACAAAGCCCAACACCAACACGAACAGGCCCAACATGCTCAACATACAGCTCATTCAGGAATGCCAAGATAGCCCCTGGATCAACAGATCTGTAAGGGTCGGTAGCACTGACAAACCGGATTAAGGTTGTCTTATTAACCACTGTAGCGCGAGCATGATAATACCATTGGTCTTCGATAACGATAGCCGGTATGTAAAAATCAATAACTTCGAGCCCTAGACGTTCGTTATAACTGGCTGTTCTATTGGTCGAAGATGTAGGAACTGGGCGCGTATATGCAGTAGATTCTTGAATGCTGTTAATAGCATCGATATCAAACGATCCCGTCTCGTCTTTCGTTGCCATCTCAAGCATTTCATTCTTGGTCATGTAGGTACGAAGCATTCTTACAGCGCGTTTAAGCGATTCACTCACTGGATAAACGCCGAAATCTGTTGGATTTATTAACTGAATATCCAAGTCAGGTAGGGCGTCTGGGCCCATAAAATAATCCCAACGGGGTTGAAGGCCAATAGCACCCTGTAAAGCCAGGGTGTCGCACATGCGCTTTGTCACTTCTACGATACCAGCAGTTTGCATGAAGTACACGAGCATGGAGTACATCACAGCGCTAGCCAGAGCGTAGGTTTTAGACGTGTCATATAAGCTGCAATACTTATCCGCCCCCGGCATTAAAAGCGGGGCTAGCTTTGCTGTGAAAGCGTCAACCGCCTTTGCCGTCCATCCCAAATGCGTCTTGGTTTGAATTGCCTTGCTGTCTAAGACGTGCTGAGGCAATTTGGCATTGTATGAACGAATAACCGCATCATGAACCGCGTCCACGTCTTTACGCGCTGTATTTGATCGCGTCCAGTAGTCAAGCAAGGTTGTGACAACCTTAGCCGCTGCGCTGGTCTGCGCATAGGGTGTATTCATCATGTACTTGTCTCTACGCTTTTATACAGGAAATGTATATGGGGATTGTATCATAGAATCGTGTTTTGGGCGATCATCAAAGTCGGGTAGTATGTCTGCGAACTGAAGAAGCATATAGCGGAGCGTATCCATAACGTCTTCATAAGGGTGTTTTTGCTCTATAACATTGGTTGTATCGTTGTTTCTATCGGTCTTGTACTTGTATTCGCCCTGCAAAGCTTGGATGAGAAGGGGTATTTTATCGGGGTTATGCAGTAAGATTCTTTCCCTGTTATTGTAACGAGTGCTAAAGAATGTCTGCATAAGCGTCATACCAGACTGGAGGCGCTTAGCCGCGGCTATGATTTTATCGTTTTGAATCGGTCGAATCTGGTACCTATCAAGCACATCGTAGTCATTGAATGCTTCATTCGTTTGCCAGGGTTTCGTTTGACCGGCAGGGTCCCCGCAAAACTCAAATGAATATGATGCTGGGCTACCAGCTTTACGATACGGATGGATACGGTTGTACCGGTCAATCGTCGCAATCGTCGCAGCTCCAAGGTCTTCTGTTGAAGCCGTTTGTCTTTCTGTACCAGTACCTTTACCCAGTACAACTTCGTGAAACACGTCGACGTTGTAGTATTGGTCAACTTGCCCGAATAAAGCCGCCGCTGTGATGAGCCCAAAGTCGAATGATATGATAATTGGATGGCTGGGATCAGGCACCCAAAGCTTATCGGGGTTATATGAACCGGGCTGAACATACACATTCTTAACGTGTGTGCCATAATCGAACATATCAATCACCGCTCCCTCTACTGATAACGAGTAACTAATGTCAACTTCCCGCGCCAATCCGCTCTTCGTGTACCGTGTCTTCTGAAACTCGTACCACTCATCGTTATGCAATGGGTGTAAAGTCCAGTGATACGTTAGTTTTTTGGGGCAATCTGGTATTTTTCGATTTGCCATCTTCCCAAATCGATTCTGCATACCATTGGGAGTTGATATTCCAAGGCGACAAGGGGTTGTTTGACCGCAAGATTCCCACGCACGGTCGTCATTCTCCCAAAATGCCATTTCATCAAACAACGCGCTGGTATTCCGAGCTGAACGCCCGAAGCTTGGGTTTGCTGTCTCGCCAATGATCGTTGCGAGGGTGGCGGGGTTGAACATACGACAAAACGTAGAATGTCGCTTCTCGTTGTAGCCAACGGGCTTTAAGAAGTTTGGTTGCTTCCGGAACTGGATACGCATCTTTCCAAACAGCGTTCCAATATCTTCGGGTTTATCAACCTCGTTGACGTTCCTTGAACCAACTCTTCCCTGGAAATCAGCCATAAATAGGAAACAATACACATAGACTGAGATGACAACCCAAGTTATGCCCATATCTCTGGACTTATCGATAATTAAATCGTGCCCCTCGCATATTGCCGCGTACACTTCAAGCACGGCTTCACGCTGAAACTCGTAGAGTTCAAACGGTATAATCCCAATCGGTTTGCCCGTAGCAGGATTAATACGCGGGTCATACGTGATCGCGTAATGGTCAAACCAATACAGGATGTCTCTTTTGCAGCGAATTACTTCTATCGCAGCGAGTTTCGACTCAACCGCAATCGCCCGTAAGAGCGCCGCGCGGGTTCTCTTATCTGCCATGTACTATCTTTCGGGTATGCGGCTACGCTTAAACCGCCTTTAATAGCTTGGTATAAAGCTCGTCTAACTCCTCATCTGTGAGCTTCTCTAACGCCACTGTATTGATGGCATCGCCGTCTATCTTCACCACTTCAAACACTTCGGGAGCCAGTTCCCGTAATTCTTTTATCGCATCGAACAGAGAATGGAACTCAATATTGAATGTGTCGGTCGTGTTACCGAATGGGTCCACCTTCTGCGTGAATTTGAACTTTTTTACGCTGGACGACATACCTTTAGTCCACTCGTTGACGGGAACTACGGCCACTTTACCCTGTTCGTCTTTACGGAAAAACCGACGTATATCCTGATTAAGTATGGAAACCAAGGATTCAATAGCCGTATTTCGGACGGTGGTCAATGCTTCTGCTCGTTCTTTAATCACGGCATTGATACGTGCCGTCACTTCTGAGTCCATCTCCCAGTCGAACCAGACTGACTGTACTTCGGACATTGGCAATGCGGGGCCAATCAACCGCATGACGGCATCATAAGGTTTCAAGCCCCCACCTACCAATGTGATATACTGCTCGGTCAGCGGATGCTTGTCAGAAATTTGCAGATCGCTCATGAGCGGCAGTATAGCTGTGTTAGCGAGGAAGTCAAGAGAGTAATTCTGATGGAGAGGGACTAAGCGCCGATGAGGATACTTATTCTAATTATAACTATAATGACTTTATAGTCTCATTTTTAGGACCTCAATTTTTGACGGGGACTTATACGGCTAAGGGTCCCTCTGTACGGGTGTTATAACTATATAGACTAGGGGAAAACTCAAGAAATGGGGCGCATATTGGGGATAAAGACCCCCGTCTGAAAACTCTCAAAATGGAAGGCAGTTACATGATTAGTAGGCGCTTGCTCCAACGGCTGGGCGACAGGTTCCATACAGGGGGAAGCCCCACCCCATGTTACTGCCGACCGGTAGGATTTCCGAACGGTCAAAGCGTAGAGTAAACTCTGCACCACTAGCAGGCACCCCCATTTTACTGTTTTATGTGTAAATGATATACGATTCGGGGCTCATGGGTAAAATTAGCCCGGTTGTGTGGCCCATTAAGGCCATCAAAATATGTTTCAGGTCATTTAGTATCTATAGTTATAACTATGTGTTAGAACATAATGGTAATTATCGGACTCAGGTATGCTCAGTGTTTATGCGGGTTTCACCGGTTTGGGGGTTATTATCAGTTTAATGTTTCGTGTTTTGAATATAACTATGTTTAATTACAATTATAAAAACAAATGTAAATCTTCAGTACCTCGAAATTTTTTTGTCCATTTTGGGGGTCTACGGCATACCACTACAGACCCCACTGCACCTAGTGTCGCAACGAAAGTGCGGCAAAATTCTCAAACATCGATCGAAATTTGATGTTTTTCCTATACCCCCTATATAACTAAAAATCCAGTTTTAGTCTTCCCGATTTTTACCATTATTTTCTACACCCCTCTTCTACCACTTATCCTCTATTCTTCTCTATATAACCTTATTATCCCTTTATAACTATATTGTAGTGCTATCCTTAAACCTCGAAATAACATCGAAAAAGTATCGAAAAACTATCGAGAAAACTTTTCTACTTTCGGTAAGGTTTTGAACTTTTTACCCTTTTTCGTAATTTTCTCCAAAATTTTTAATGTTTCATCGTTACTCCTCACTTGGCTATAACTATAAACCAAGATAAAGCCGCCTTCACTTACTAGCCCGTGCTTACTCCTTCTGATCAGTATGGTGGCGTTTACGTTGGTATTATAATTTATCCATCAAGTGGAATCGTACCGATGCTTTACCGGATACAAAGAATCATAGAACGTCTTCTCATTACGCTTATAAACCTAATAACATAACTCAAAGCCTCACAGTCTGGGGGCTTTTTCTTTTTGTTGACATTATATTTGAATATAGTTATACTCAAATAGTTAGTACATTGAAGGCGTTAAACAAATGAATGAGACATTTATCACGGTTATTCTGTCTGGTATTCTGGGCGCTACATTATTTGCTACCTCTATGTTGATGGAAGATGGTTGGGGCTCGAAAGTATTAGGCGCTATT